GGGGTCGCGGTCGCGGATAAAATCGGTTGCGGCCCACTTGATTTTGAACCAAGGCACCCCAACCCCCGCGTAGCCCCCTATGTCGGCAAAGACCTGGTTCATGCTCGCTTCCTCTGCTTGGCCCAGCTTGGCTCCGTTGATGATCGTGAACATAGGGTCTATTCGGGCACAAGTCGAACTGAAACCACTATGCCGTCAATTTCGTTCGGTGTGGCTGTTAGAGTGACACAAAGCCGATCCCCGGCTGCCAGGCTCAGTAAAGCTACAGTAGCCGTCAGGGTGGCGTTGTTCACTGTTTCCGCTGTGCCTGTAGCGTCAATTGCCGCTGTTTGCAGATCGTCGCCAGAACCACACGCCTCAATTCCTTGCAGGCGCTCAACCATGATGTCCATTGACCCGGTGGTTTCCTCTACCGTCCAGACGGCATCAATATCAACTACACGATACTTCCGCGTAGCGATAAAGAATTTCCCGTTGGCAGTAATGAGTTCGGCAGTGGTAGGGCCGAAATCTTTGGTAACGGTGAACTCGCCTAGGGTCAGGTTGTAATCCGCCGCCGGATCGTCAGCCGAGACGGTAGCCTCGAAGGCATCATCGGTGGTTCCCTCAAAGATTAGGGTGCTGCCAGCTAGCAGGCTGATGTTTCCGGTCTGATATACATACTGCCCAGTTGCATTGTCAACGCAGATGGGCCGGTTGATGGTTCCGTCAGACGGATTTACGGTTCTAAACCCCGGCGCAATCCTGCTCCCACTAGGGCAGGTGGTTTGCGCCAGCAACAACATTGGGGCGCAAAAGAGAAACAGCAAAAGCATGGTCAGTTTCGTGAATTTCATCTTAGCTCCTTTGTTTCTGGAATAGAGAGGGGCGGAACGCCACCCCTCTCAATCCGCAGACCTGAGTGTTCTTGTGGTTTCCTCTTTTCCTCCTGCTTTACAGCAAGTCGTAGCCCGTGGGAATGGCGAGCGACGTGATGGCTCCCTCTGCCGGCGGGTTAACATCGTAAAATTCGAGCCAGGCAATGAGATACATCAAGTACGCTGCTATCGGGCTGCCGCTAGTCGAATCAACTGGGTGGAAAATACGCTTCCCTTCCTCGTCGTACCAGTTGATTGGTTCACTTTCCACCCGGCCCCAGTTGTCAAGGCACACGAAATCAATTCTGTCGCGTGCGGCGTGAATGTTCTCCATGGTCGGGACGCCACTGATGCGGAAGTTTGACCAAGGAAGCAAGTCAATGGTGCTGCCTGCTTCCTTTCCGATGTCAACGCGCTGAATCAAGATCGCCAAATCCTCCCAGGCTTTCGTCTGAGCGGTATGGAGATGCCAGAGGCAGCGACCCTTTTGAAAATACTTCAGGCCGACGCGCTGGCGAATCTTGTCCAACAGTTGGCGTGGGTGAACGTGAGACAGGGCGTTGGAAGAAGCGTTGACGGAGTGGGAACGGATACGCGGCTCAGTCGCACGGTTGATTCCAAGCCAGGTGCCCGTGGCACTACTGTCAATATGGAATGGCAAACCAAAGTACCATGTTGGCGTAGCGCCAGTCAGTCCTTCCGGCAACACTTCGTCACCGACGACCAGGCCTGCGGGCTTGTCACCTGAAACAAAAGTGAAGCGCGCAAACTCCTGCTCGATGATGAGAATCTCGCCTTCTCCGCGCTTGGTGGCTAAGGTGGTGTCATAAATCGAAACCACTTGACCCTCCGAAAGCAATTGCACGAAGAAGGGAGCGTTGTTGACGGTGATAACGTCAGCCGCCTCCGCTGAGATGGTTGCGAGGATGCCGTTGGAGGACTGTTGCAACTGCCGGTCGAAGAACTTTCGGAACTCCGACATGGCATTGGAAGTCTCTCGTTTAAGCAGGTTGAACACGGAAACAGGGTTCCCGCGCGTCTGCTTCACGGCATCGTAGTTGATCTCTAGGGCGTGGCGAGATGACCGGGGGGTGAGAGTCGCTACATCGTACCGGCCTGCGCCGCCTCGTCCCAGGACGCCCCCGGCCAAAGATACTGCACCGGAACGTCCACCAGTTCGTGTTTGCAGCACGATCCGCGCCGAACGAGACGAAACCATATCTCCTTGCTTGGTGGCAATTTTACCAAAAAGCAAATCGTCCCATTCAAACATCGGTTTGAGTGAGGGAATTACTCGCTCAAGTTGTGCTCCAACCACATCGGTTGTTGCTTGTGGTGATGGCAATGTCTTTCCTCTCTTGGAGTAAGATTAGGTAGCCGCTGTTGGCTCCAACTCCCTGAAGATTCGGTCATTGAACTGCTGTTCGGTTTCGCCTTCCTTGGGCTTCATGTCGGCTACTGGCGTCCTTTTGGGCGTGGAGTGCGCCGTACCCGCGCCGGGTTCTTTACCGCGGGCGGTACGCGCTTCTACTGCTTGCTGACGCTCCGTGCTCTGCTGGACAACCAACGGGCCGACTTCCGCCAATTCCTCCTGTACGAAGCTGCTGAGAGAAGAAGAGAACTCGCTGAAAATCATGTTCACCAAGGATTCCCGATGCTCGTCGGAGAAATTCCCTGATTGAACTTGCGAGAGCAGGCGGTCTTGGAAGATGGGATTGTTCTCAATCGCACGCCCCACTCGTTCTAGGACGTTGCGACGGAGGCCAGTGGCGTGCCATTTGGGAAGCGACTTGTCTCCTAGCAATTCTTTGACTCTTTCGGTGATATGACTGTCCACCCGTTTTTCCCAGGCTCCTTGAACACCTTGCTGAAACTCCGCTGCCCGTTGCTGTGTGCCGGCTGTTTCCTTGCTGGAAAGTTCTTGTTCCCGCACTTCCAGTGCCCGTTCCCTCGCATCTACTCCCGTAGCTGGTTGGGATTGGACTCCGTCGCCCAAATACCTCTCCCTAACTTCGTCCAGATGGTCTGCAACCTCAGGACGGTTGTAGATCGTGCGCTCGTCCTCTGCGTACTGCCGGAGCGCACTTTCAACCACTAATCCCTGGACGTTGTTGTAGGCTTCGGGGAATTGCTCTTGCATCCCTTGGAGAAAGGAGATTTGATCCTCTCTCTTAGGCGATGTAAACTGGCGGTCGGTTTCCTGCAAGTCAGCGTACTCAGCGTGAACGTGCTTGGCGTTGTCCAAGCTACCGTAAATCTCTGCGTACTGCTTCTCGCGGAAATAGACCCCGCGCAATTCAGGCACTTCGCCAAATGCCTTGCGGACATTCTCCGGTAAGGCACTCTCAGCTTCAACTTGTTCCGGTGACAGTTCGGGTTTTGGAGCTTCTTCCGCCGGTTTCGCTTCCTCCCCTACAGGTTTCTCCCCTTCCGGGGGCGGCTCCGCAGCCGATGGGGCGGGAGTTTCTTCCGGTTTCTCTTCCGTCGGAGCTAACTTCTCGATTTCCTGCTCCGGCGTAAGTGTAGGTTGTTCTTGTTCTGCCGGGGTTTCCGCTGGCGGGGCGGGGGTTTCGGCAACCTGTGGTTCGGCCACTACGGGTTCGTCAGCCATCTTACTACCTCACTCCAGTACAGCCGCTAACGGCGGCGAGTCGGCTTTCGTGAGGAATCCTGTTTATCATTGCAAAAAACAAAAAGCCCACTCACCGTCCTAAGACGGGGTGGGCTTCAGTGAGCCTAGTTTTTAGGCGCTCGCGGCGCTCAGCTTGTCGTTACAGCCTTTGGTTCCTCCCTATCAAACCACCCTAAACTACGCCCACTACGGGCTGAAAAGCAATAAGTATTTTTTGTCCCGCAGCGGGGGCATGGGATCTCTATTTTGCCAGAGCGAAGCATTGCTCGTAGCAGCAATTTTCTGCACCTCTTGCACCTCAGTTCAATCATGCTATAGGCTCAACTGTCTCCCTAACCTTTGGAAAACACAGCTCGCACAGGAAGAAATACTCGCCATTAACGAGAACAACTTTCGCGTGTTCGGAATTGTAGCCATGCACTTCACAGGTTCGCATTACCGCTCTGTCCACTACTTCTACTACTTCATGCGCGCCGCGTTGGTGAACTGACGGACACTTGCAGCAGCTCTCTGTCATCGCGTGCTGGCTCCGTGCTTTTCTTCTCCTTTGGCCGGGAGAGGATGAGATTTTAGGGTTTGAGCCATCTTGACCAAGTTGCGCGCCATATAGTGAATCATCTTTTTGGTGCTTTTGTTGCGACGGCGTTTTTGAGCATCTTGCGGGCCGGCCCGCCCCACTTCCCCGACCCAGTACGCTCCACTTTCGGGCGGCAAGGTAAAGCCCAGCCAAGTCAACACGCCAGCTAAATGCGAGAAGGTGGACATAGCACCATCTTCGGAGCCGGTAATCACAACGCCTGCGACTTTGTTGTAGATCAGATTCTTCCCGCTCTTTAGGTACTGCTCGTCAAAATCGTCCATGCGCTCAATCACTCGCTGCATCAGGCTAGAGCGATCCCCCCACCAAATTGGTGTAGCAAACAGTACAATGTCAGCCTTCAACAAGAGCTTGGAGATTTCGGGCCAGTCGTCCCCTTTCCCCATGTTGGCTTTGACGCCGACTGGGATTTCATAGTCGGCCAAGCGCACGACATCATGACGCAGGCCAGGGGCATGCTTTTCCATTTCTTCCACAACTTCGGCAGCTAGTTCGCCGGTATTGGACGTTTCCGGGCCAGCCTTGAGGGAAGCGTTTAGAATAAGCGCGCGCAAGGAATTAGCCGGAGAGTGGGGGGCGGTTTCCCTATCCACCATCTGTTCGTAGGTTTCAGGCAAATCAATTCCCCAGGCGAGTACCCGCCCCGACAAAACGCCCGTCCTCTTTGGAGAACTGCCAATCACGGGGGCCGACAAATAGGCGTAGGTACTTGTCGTCCCCTGTGATGCGGATGGTCACTGGTTTTTTCAACTTCAACATTGGTAGAATCCGGTCTTTGGTTTCGTAAGTCTGCCGCAAGCGGAAGCGGTGCTTCTTCTGCGGCAATGTTTCCTCCCTATTTCTTCGCTGGAGCAGTCGGTTGCGGTTCCGCTTGCGCCTGCATTGCTGCTTGAGCCTGTGCCTCAGCCTGCATCTCTTGTTGAATAATATCCTCATGCGCCAGTAGGTGCGCTATGCAATTGGCAAAGCCTCCAGGGTTGGCTTTCTCTGCTTCGATTCCAGCCGAAGAAACCAGGAAATTCTTGAGTTCTTCGGCGTGGATAGCGTGGTTGTCCACATGGGGATTAGGCGGAATGGAAGGAACCAAACGCTGAGTCGGCATCCCAGTAGTAGGATCAGGGGCCATCTGCGGCATGGGCTTACCCTTGAGCAAGCCGTCAATTTCAAGCAACTGCTTATGGCGGTCGTCCTCGCCGGGGATATACAACTTCAGGCCAAACATTTGCCTACCCAAATCAATGTTGCGCGGGTGAGCGAGAATCTTGTTGAACTCCTCGTCTTGCATTTCCAGCATCTTCATGTAGGTTTCGCGCTGCTGTTCGATCAGGGCGGGGAAGCCTTCGTCAATTTCGGGATAGATGGAAAAGTTCCCCCCCTTGAGTGCCTGGACTGGAACCACCACATTTTCGTATCCTTCGCCTTTCTTGAGTTGGTAACGAACGTCCTCTTCTTGGGTTTCACTGAAAATCTTGACCTGCTGATAGGACATATCGTTCCAGAAATCAACCAGCATGGCGTAGTGAATGCCTTTTCGGCCCAAAGCCATGTCACGGTCCGCAGCAAAAGCCATCGGCTTGACAACTTTTTGCATACCGCCGCTTAGACTTGGGGGCGCTCCGGCCAAAAAGCGTGACATTTCAAAAATATCAACCGAGTGGCGAAAAGCTGCTTCTGGCCCTTTACCTTTGCGCGACTCCACTTTGGCATCGTGAATTGACTTACCCGCAGGAACATCCACTCCCACCATTTCGCGTGCCCTGATCTTGCGGCGATTCAAGGCATCCACGTTCACCATCCGAACGTCCACAAACTCCGGCTCAAACGACTTGTACTCAATCCATTCCCGCTTGATGGATTCGTCAAAGTTGTAGGCTTCCTGCAAAGGAATGACGCTCTGCCCGATGGAATTGCGATACATGCCTACACCGGGCATGGTGTGGCCCACCGACCAGTGATCGTCCATAGATTCATTCTCTGCTAGGAGAAATACATCGTTGGCGAAGTGAACCTTCGCTCCTTGGGGAAAGTAGTGCAGAAGTTCCTCGCGCTTATCCTTGTTCAAACTCCAAAAGGTGTAGGGCCTTAACCACCAGCGCCGCCAAGTGACTAGGCTGGTAATTTCTGCTCCCGTGCCATAGAAGTAGCCGTAGGGCTGCATTCGAGCTAAACGCAGGTAGCGGTCGTAGCCTTCTTCGCCTCCACTGGCGTGATACCCACCAGTGATTTTGTCGGCCTTGTCGGGATTGGAGTTTTTCAAAGAGGTTTCATCAATTTCAGATACCAAGCCGATGAAAGGACACTCTGTTCTGGTACGAGCAAAGAAGGGCAACCGCATTTCAAGGCCATCGTGTATATCGGTCTTGACCATACCGTTGGGAACTTCATAGGTATGGCTTTCTTGCGGCACTTCAATCATTTTTTCTGGAATCAGATTCTCGCGTTGAAGCGGAGCTTTGCATCGTACACACATGCCAGCCGTAAGAACTAAGTTAGCGGCTGGATTCATGGTGCCGCATTGGTCGCAAAAATAAGCAGGGGGAATGCGCGATTGACCCATTGTATAAGCTGTTTCCTGCTTTGAGCCGTAGAGGTCTTTGTCCACCTTGAAGCGGGTGTAGGCACCAAATACACCGTGGGTATAGGCTAGGTAGAGAACATGAGCATAGAGCAGGCGGGCTTGATTCACACGATCTAGGTGAGTCTTAGCTGCGTTGGCCGCTTTGGAAGCAATTACGTCCACTTCTTTTTCAAAGTCGGTTGGAACAAAGCGACCTTTGGGTAAGCGTTGCAGCAGGATGGCGATAATTGACTCTCCCATCGCGGTGTAGAAATTGACCGGGTAGAGGTAGGATCGCTCTTCTTCGTCGTTCAAACCAAAGCGCCGAAATACATCTCTGGTAATTTCCCGGTAGTTGTCCACTTCCGCATCGAAGTAGATATTCTGAATCCCGCGCCAGTAGTAGTCGGCTTTGGCAAAGTGATGGTGAAAGTAGCGCCAAGTGCTGTTGTGCTCAATCTCGTAGCGGTTGACGATTTCGCGCAAAGAACGCTGCGCGCTATCGGGTAAGTCCTCGCCACGATGCTCATTCAGTGAAGGATAATCAGTGCCTTCTGGCTTCTGCTGCTCGCCAGGAGCGGCAGGGGCAGGGCTGGAAACAACTGAGGTTAGAGAACCGGCACCGGGACTGGTTGCCATATTATTTCTGCCGCAAGCGGAAGCGGTACTTTCCTTTCTTCTGCGGCAAGCCTTTTTCCTTAGTAGCGGCTAGATGGTGCAATTGTCGTTTGTTCATTCCAAGCATGCCACGGTTGCGTGCGTAGAGCTTGGATGGCTCATGTTCCGCTATTCCCGCCGTTCGCCGGGCTGCTTTGCTGAGTGCTGGCACTTTCGGCCTCCTTGTGATGCTTCTTCCACGCTTCTTTAGCTGAAAACTCTACTCCGTGCTTCATAGCGGAATCGTACCCTTCCTGAGCGCGCTTTTCAAGTTCTGCGCGCACGCCCTCACTGGAAAGTCCATACGGGGTTGCGCGTTTGCCTTTGTCGGGATGGGCTTCACTCAACTCTCCTGTCGGTTCTTCTATCGTCTTGACGCCTGCTAGTACCTCCAAGACGTGTTCCAACTTTTCCTGCTGGGCCTCCAGCCAGCGCACATAGGGTGAACAGTAGGATAACAGGCTTCTTCGCATCGCCTCTATTGAAGAACCCCCGCTGTAAAACTCAACACTAGGGGGATATTGGCCCCGATGTCCTTGCCATCGGTCCCGGCCTGAAAATAGGGGGAAGTCGCCAGGAGCAAGTAGTCGTCGTTCAGGCGGTCGGTGAACTTGACTGCCGCCGACCCGGTTACGCAGATGTGGTTAGTGGGATAATCGCCGCTGCCGCTTCCTCCGCTGCAATTCTCGGTGGTGTCGATGTTCACCACCGCGTTGTTCAAGAAGATGGAGTTCACATCGTAGCAGGCGTCGTAAGTGGGCTGCCCTGGTGCTTGCCCGGTGCCAATGGCGGTGAACCTATCTACGTCATTGAGGTTGTTGCTGAACTCATAGGAGTTCAAATCGAAGTTGCACCCTGCCTGCGCCTGGACACCGCCATGCCTCAGCGTCTTTGAAAAAGTATTGTGTGTGAACCGCACGTCCGTGCTATCGGAGGTGGTCGTACCCACGATGATAGCCTCGTTACCTCCATCGAAGGGGTCAATGCCGACCTTGAAGAGAAGATTGTCATGCACCCAGATGTTGTGGCTGTCCAGGCTCGTAGCTACATTGTCCCTACCACCTATGTTGAAGCCGCGACCGACATCGAAAATCTTGTTGTATCGAATGACGACATCGTGGACGGTGCACCAAGTACACCCGCCTGCATTTCGGGGTGTGAGTATGATCGTCTGTCCAGCCTGCGACCCTGTCCAGTTGTTGTTGAATACGTTTCCTTCTATGATGACGCGCCGACCGTTCTTGAACTCCAACAGATTCTTAATATCACGAGAAAGCCGCCCATCCCAGTCAGGATGCTCAGGATTCCATTCGTTCGGGTGCGTCATGTTGTTCCGCAGGATGAGAATGTCCTCAGGCACTTGGTCGGTGGCCGGGACTATCCCGCCGAACAGGATGGGCTCGGCAGCGCCATCTAGGAGGTTGTTCTCAAAGTGAAGCGTGTGGCCCTGCTTCACCAAGATACTCTGGGAATCAGTTCCAGTGTGTTGCCAGCCTTCAAAGTAGGTGTTTATTACCGCCACGTCGGCGGCACTATGAATGAACAAGCCACGTCGCACGTCCTTCTGGTCGTCGGCCTTAAACCACACACGGTCGAAGATGATAAATTCCGGTGAATTGGCGACTCCGGTGCTCTCTCCCACGCCGACACACCCGAAGTTCTCAGACGCGCCAGTCACGGTACACTCGAACTTGACGCCAAAGAAGTAGTAGCAATCAACCGTGTTGGCCGCCGTGGAAGCGGCATCGGTGTCCAGAGTTGGACTCGACGTGCCCGTCAGGATGATAGGAACGAAGGCCCCGTGAACCGCAGGATCGAACCTCACGTCTTCCTCTGGCAAATTGGAATCGGCGGTGTTGGAGCGAATCATTATCCACTTGGTTGGGTCAGCCGCGCAGCCGCACTCGTTGCGCTGCAAGACGAAGTTACCCGTGAAAGTTGTTCCCGCTACCAATTCAAGGGTGTCGCCACAGGCCGCAGCATTCAGGGCGGTCTGGAGAGCTGAACTCACGGTAGTCGTGGTTCCACTCAGCGCGTCGGGAAAGCGAATGTCCATGTAGTCCAAGATGGGTAGAGGGAGCGTGATGCTGCCGCCGTAGGCTGTGGCTGTGACCGTCTCGGTCGAACTGAGGGTGACAGCCTCACTGTTGTTGTGATCCACTACCCGCGCCCGGATGGTGTAGGTAAGCGCCTGCGCCGCCCTGACCATCCGCCGATGGACTTTAGTAGTTTGGTCAACCTTGAAATTCACGGCGGGGTTGATAGGCGGCCCCTCTGCAACCAAATCCAACGCGCCGCTGGTGGGCATGTCGGCCCATGCGCCATCGTTGACCTGGAAATGAATGTCGTAGTCGCTGTCCCCGGTGCCGGTGGTGGTCACTTCGGCTCGGAAGCTGAAAATCTGCTCCAAGAAGATGTCGTAGGAACTGCCTGGGTCTAGTATGGCTACTGCACTCACTGTCCTCGACCCAGCAGGTGGAGCAACTTCTTTGATAGCCGTAGTACGTCCTAGAGTCGTAGTCCTGCCTGTCGCTACTTGGATGGACGAATTGGAATTCGGGGATAGAAGCAAGCAACCTAATACCAATACTGCCGTTCTCGCTTTACCCACTTAGTGCCCCCTTCGAGCCAGTATCATCAAATCGTCATCGGCCCCGGCAGCGACAGGATGAACCGCAATTGTTGCCGCCACCCACTGCTCAGTGGCAGCGATAGTAAATGCTCCTGGGTTTTCACTGGCTGCGTTCAGTTCTCTCCGCGCCGCACCAATCCCACAATCGCCACCGCCGGTAGATGACCCATATGTTTCTCCGTCCGTATAGCTGGTTGGGTAGACGGTAACAAGATCATCATCGTCGCTACCCTCGATTGCGAACCAGAGATAATCTTTGGCTCCGCCCGTTGGGGTCAAATCAGGCGGGTTAGGGTTGACACCGCTTCCGGTAGTGCTTGCCTGCTCCGGCGGCTGTGTGCTGGGGTCTATATGTCCAGTGATGCGATATACAATGTGAACAGATTCCTCACTCGCACTCGTCGTCACTGTTATACTGGCCCCTTCTGTGCCGTCGGCCTTTCGCCACGCAATGCTCAGACGGTTGGCAACACTAGCGTTGGAAACGATCTCGATCCAGTCTGTACCTTCATTGGGCCATGTAACCGTAGCAGTACCGTCACAAGAAAAGAATCCAATCAACAAGTCTCCGCTTACAATACCACTAGGCAGACTGACGGTATGGCTGGTTGAATCAGTGGCCTGGACCGAGTTGGCAGCAGTCACAACCGTCGGGAAAGCTGCCCAGACAGGTTGAGCGAGAAGGAACGCGAAGAGTAGGAATAGCTTTCTCATTAGGTCTCATCCACCGTGGCTAGAATGTTCAGGCTGCACTGGTCGGCGCCCGACATTCCAGAAACCGCCACGAAGTCAAACCTGTCAGCCGCTGCGATGAGTTTCTCGGTCGCGCTGAGAGTTCCAGTTGCTCCCCCTGTGGTACAGGTCAGGTTGCTCGTCAAGATATTGGCAGGGGTTCCATCATCCCGTTGGGCATTGACGATGGGAGAACCGGCGTCACACTCGCAGCTAAAGGTGGTGATGGTGATGTCACGCCCTGGACGGCTGCAAGCCGTGACGCTAAAAAGGTCATCAGTGTCCTTGAGCCCAGTGTCACGGAAGATGGTGAGGTTGCAAGTAATGGTCTTGTTGGCGGCGACGAGATTGGCGGAACTCATGAAGGTGAATCCTAGAACCAAAGAGCCGTCCGTTTTCAACACTTGGTCTGCGGAGCCATCAGCCGCAGGCACGATGAATTTAATGTTCGCCGCTATTGATGCCGGTGCGCCGAGGGCAACATAGTCTGTTCCGGTGGCGGTGGGTTCGTGCATCCGATACTCGCCTGCCGCCGTGCCGGTGGTCGAAACTTGGGGGGCCTCAAAGTCAATGGAGGAGTTGAGCGAATCGGCATCCTCCGACAGCGGGCTTAGTTCCAGTGCAGTCGCGCCGGTATTGACATTGTAAAAAGCACCAGCAGTGAAGGTGCCGGGGGTGTCAGACAGGCTCAGCCACGTCCCGATGCTAGTGGTTAGGGTAACGACAGCCGCCCCATCCCACCCCTTCCAAGTATTACTGGTCGTATTGAACCACATTACACCTTTTTCGGTGGCCCCCCAGCCGGTCGTATTGGGGTCACCCACAAACAGAGCCATACCGAACACCCTCCCCGTTGGCTCTATGCTGAACCCTAACACGGAGTTCGGGTGGGCAGCCCGCTCCACCGATACATCGACCAAGCTCCCGAAGCTGATTCCGTCAACGTCGCCGCGAATGCGGACGCGCTGAGTGCCTCCTGCTCGGAACTCGTGAGGACTCGTTCCCGCTGTGTTGTAGACGTGTCCCCCCGTCTGAGCTAATGAGATTCGTGTAGCGTTCGCGTTATCTTGGATTATGTATTGGTCTGTTGAGGTGCTTATTGCCGCCCACCGCTTTACTTCTTTGTGCCGGTAAAGTAATGACACTCCCTGCTGTGCTGTATCACCGGAATCAAGAATTAAGTTAAGGCCTACGTCAGCAAAGTTCCGAATTTCGGTGTCGCCATCCAGCTTCACTTTGAACACTGTGTTCGCTCCCGACCTGACTTCAAATTGGTCGTCGGTGGCGAGGATATTTGCGGCAGCGCGGAAGAGATTGGTGTCCCCCGCAGCCCCCCACCTTATCCTGTCGGCACCACCGTCAATGACAAAGCGAATCAGGCCCGCTGAATCTTTGAACAGGTGGTCAGAACTTACGGAACCCGTTAGATAGGAGTTGTCTGCGTTGATACCGAGAAAGATTCGCTGGATGCCTGCGGCTTCGATGTTAAACTCATTAGAGGCATCTTTTTGGATGCACCACCTCGTAGTACCTCTATCGTTGAGACAAAGGGAGACGATCTGAGAGGTAGTGTCACCCCCATCAAAGTTAGTTGAAAGAGTTTGGTCTAGCCAGTTCCGAATGGTGGTGTCGCCATCCCGCTCCACCTGGAACACATTATTCGTACCGTCGCTGATGAAAAACGGCAGTACATTAGGATCATTAACTGTGATGCCAAAGAAGTTCCCACCAGTGGGGTTTCCGGTAGTCTGACGAAAATGAACTTGTGTTCCGGTTGTGAAAGGCGCTTGGAAATCGAAGTCCAACGTCTCAATCAGAGCGTCGCTGAGGAACGTGGTCGCAGCGGTCGGGTCGGTAAGTTCGTCCCATCTACCGCCGCCACCTGCAATACACACACTGGAGGCGACCAACCGGATTCGCATGCAATTAAGGGTAGTGTTGTACCAATGGGAGCCCTCTGCCAGCGTCATGCTGGCTTCTTGGGCGGTCGTGAGTTCGGTGAATTGAATCTGGCTGATGAAGGTCGGACGAATGGTTTGAGCGTACAGAGAAACAGGCAGCAGCAAGAGTAAGAGTAGTTTTTTCATCAATCTGCTCCTACCGCAAAACTGTAACTGGCCTTGAGACCAGCGGGGGCCGGCGCACCCAAGATAATGCGAAACCCTTTGGAGAAATCAGTTTCACCTGGCCGGAATTCTATCGCGTAGGTCACAATCAGATTCAACGTCACCATCGGCACGATGTTTTTCATTCCGCTGGTGCGGTAGGTAAAACCATCGTCTGGAATCACTACATCATGTTCGGTGGCGTTGAGAGTAATAGCGACTGATCCGGCGGGTTTGTAGCGAGTCGCTTGTAGGTAAATCCTAGCTTCAATAGGAAGGCCCAAGGCGTGAACCTCTTTGGCGGCGATTGAGCCGAAAGCGAAAGCGGCGTCGCTGGGAAGGAAGGCGGCGGATGATGGTTTCGCGCTGGGGAGCTTGGAACGCACGACTTGGCAGGTTGCCCGGACTTCGCCGAAAACTAGAGAAGGCCACTGTTTTCCTCACACCAGCGCACAAAGTCAATCAGGCGAGTCTGGTTGGCTTTCGCGCCAGTAGTTGTTTCGTAAAATTTCACGCAGTTTTTGACAATTGCAACGGAGTGGCTTGTTTGCGCGGGCATTGGTTGGCGGGATGCTTTTAGAAAATCAGGTAGCGCCTTTTCGATAGCAAGTCGGAGCGCCCTTTCGGTAACGCCCTCAACTTCTCGCACGCGCGGTTTAGGCAATCTGGTTGTTCTGGCGACCTTGACCTTTGGCTTGGTTTTCTTTTTCACACTGGCCCTCGGCGGCGATTCTTTGCGTGACCGTGGTAAATAATGCGCTTCATGCTACCCCCTGTCAAGAGTTTCAGCCGTCGGTCGAGCTTCATTGCCAAGCCGCGAGCAATGTGGCGGGTAGAGGCATCGGTGTTGACTAGGCGTTCACCCAAAATGTCTGCAAGCGGTTTCTGTCCAGCACCTCCAATGCGTTTCAGTCCATAGCGTAAAGAGTCGTAGGGGTGATCTTCCTGCTCGGTGTCAACATCGTCGGGATTATCTTCATCCAAAACCAGAGTGGGAAGGGTGCGAATCAGATTCGGACAACCGTAGGGTTTTCGATTCAAGATACCTTTGCGGAAAATCAGCATGCGGGGTAGCACAGGCTGTATCCCCATTGCTTCAAATTCCTTAACTGCTTCTTCCCCTTCGTTGCGGAAACGTTCCATCCAGTGACTATCAATCACAGGGCGCGGTACAACTGGATCAACTGGTTCGGTACGGAGAAATTCATGCACCAACAACTTTCCAGAAAGGCGGTCGGAATCGCTTGGTTCTACTGTCCAACCAACCTGTTGGAATACTTCGTCAAATTGTTCTGCAATTGTGTGGGTAGCTCCAGTCTTGGCCCAGCAAGCGCGATCCAGCACCACAACTGGTCGTGGTTCACCTTCATGCTCGCGGATAATTCTCTCAGCTACTCTAGGAGGGAGTTGTTTAGTTCCGTAGGCTTCGCGGTAAAGAAGGGCTTGGGGCGCATCCGTGACAGCAGTTGAAGTAGCGCAGTAGGGTTTGGAGTAACCCCAATCAATCGCAATCACTCTCGGCCACCACGATTCTAATTCGTGCGGTTCGCAAGTATGTACTTTGTAGTCCCATTCAGGAAAGCCTTGCCCGGTAAAGATATTCCAATTGCCTTCCAGCAAAGCGGTACGCCACGGCTCCGGCAATCCTTTCAGGCGTTTCACATAGTCAGGGTCATTAGCGAGGAGAATCTTGTTGTCCCAGACTTTAGCGGGAATGAATTGACGGGTAAGGCCGGTCTTTTCCACTCGGTAGATTTTGTACGGAGTGAGTTTGTCAATGAACATCGCCTTGACCCAAGCGTGGCCGATTCGTCCAGGATTGGAAGTTGCTCGGACAAGTTTCCGCAAGCCGAAGCCAGGGTTGCGAATGTAGCCGTTGATGGTTCGGTACTGGTATTCGGTAAAACCAGTCAATTCTTCCCAGCCGATAAAAGCGTATTGAGTCCCTTGATAGCGGTGAACATCGTACTCAGATTCGCAATACCCGAACTGAATCCCCGCCCCGGAGGGAAACTTCCACACATGCTTTTGGGAATTGTAGTGGGCTACACCGCGTAGGAGTTGGTGAGATCGTTCGATCAAGCCGCCTTCTTGTGCCAGTTCCGCCAGAGTGCGGCGCAGGATCAAGGCTTTGTAGTAGGGATGGTGAACTTGAGAGCAGGCTATACCAAGAATGCCGTCGGACTTCCCACCGCCGGCCGCCCCACCATAGAAACATTCATCGGCGCGGGAATAATAGAACTCGCTTTGTGGACCGGGTTGCGGCTCCCAGATGAATTTCTTTTTTTCTTGTTCTACGGCGAGCAAAGTGTACACCCCTTTCCAGTGCAGGCGAGCACTTTCTTGGTTTGCCAAATGTAATGCCAAGTTCTCTGCATCGGAGGCTTGGGGGTGGGAAATTCCCCTGATGGGCCTTTATCGCACCGTACAGGCTTAGCACGATCAATAAGTTCAGCTAGGCTCATGTGGAAGCCATCCTCGACTTGCCACTCCACTGGCGGGGGAAGTACATCAGCCGGCTGAGGGAAATGGAGCACGTTAGGAGATTTACGTTTGGGAAGGCGACGAAATTTCTTCTTGAACGGTCCAGGCTCCACGGCGTCCTGGACAGGACGGTCAGGGCTGTACTCAAAGTCTAGTTCTCCTTCGCGCGTTGGCCCGGAGGCGCACAGGTCTTTGGGGAGAGGGAAGTCGGGTAACCCGTAGTTCCATTCGTGCGGAAAGGCGGATTCATTGTAAATATCGGATGGTTCGGCAGGGAAAAAATTGTCTGGCTGGAAGTGGCTGAACTGCCGCCAGTAGTTGTTTGGAGTTCTTAGGGCCAGAGCCATAAGGCGGTTACTCCCAAACCAATCCCCTCACAGGCGATAGTTCCAACCGGCTGCAATCCCTCCACCAATCGCACGGAGGCGAGGGAGCCAGCGTTCTATCTTGTGGTGCCCCTTGCGGTGCATCCAGTAGCTTAGCCCAACCCCGGCGGAGGAAGTGCTGTAAACCACAATACCGACTGTGCGACAACTCTGGGTTGGCAACAAGACTTCGCGCTGACCCCTTCGCAGGAACCGACACGTCGAGTGATGGTCAAGGGCAGTTCCTGCGAACATAGCGGAAAAGCCAATCAGGTTGTTGCGGTCAAAGAAACGGTGTTCAGGGCTTTGGGCAGAAAGACTCACGGCGGAGAGGAACAGAATCAGAATCAGTTTCTTCATTTGCCTACCAATAGACCACATCAGGCTCAGGATACGCAATCGAAGCGTCAAAGACAACCTTGCGATTGACTCTGACCGGATGCCGCCAGAACCACACCCCAAAGAGGCAGTAGGAGCGGTGCTGGTGGAGATAACAACGGGAGCACGAGGAGCAGCGGTAGTCTGGAAGGCAAGAAACATCGCAGGTCGGACGCGGAAACCAAATCCGCTGAAGCCTACGGAGTAGCAGCCTAACCTCCATTTCGGCCAGCCCTCCTCGATCCCATTGGACACTTGCAGACCAGAATATCCATACCGGGATAACTCTCGCTGCTGGGAAATGATAGCAGTTCAAAAGGGTGACGACAACCAATGCACCAAAATTCTCTTTTCACTAACACAAGCCTGAGCGCCCATTCGCGCACGATCTGTTCACGGACAAGTGCTAGTTGCAGGCCAACACAATCCACAGCGAGCCTTGAGCGCATGGTACGCTCTGTAGCAGAGAAAGAAGGGAAGTTCAAGGGCGAATTTTTTGGGGATTCCTCGTCCGACAGAGGGGGTGCTGACCCCCCCGCAATTCGTGCCGCCTCTACATCGGAATCACCGCCTCAAAAGAAGGCTAATGCAAGAGTAAATCGTTGTGACGAGCCATATACCTTAAGGTGGGACTCCTAGGGACTCCTTGCCCCCCCCCCACCCCCCTTGATCTCACACGTTGACACAGGCTGGCCGGCCACCCATCCTATCTTACATAAAGCCCCTTATAGGAAGTTAGGTCTGTTGGTACTACAGGGGTTAGCAGTTGGGTCTTTTTATCTGCAACACCACACACAACATCTTGTGGTCATTCCCACTCTCGTTCACCGCTCGGAGTGGCCCCGGTTACAACACATTTGAGGGGTATAGTCTGGGATCCACTTGGCATCACCTCCTACTCTTCAACTTGTGGTCGTCTAGTCAAGGCCAAGGCGTTCGGAAAGTTCTGTTTGCAGAAAGACGTGGCCGTATGCAATCAACAGTCCAAGCATGAAACTTGCCCAGTCGAACCATTCAAAACTCATCATTCCTCCACAGTTCCCTCGATCTCTATCGGCTCTTCCTTCACTTCCACTGGAGGCACGAGGTTGAAGGTCTGCTGAATCTGCAACAGCGCGATGCGTTCTTGCTCCTGTGGGCTAGGTAGGGCGCCCTCAAAGCGTGAGACAAGCTCTGCGTACTTCCGGCGTTGGTCGAAGTCAACCAGCTCGTCTGAATACACTAAGCCCCCGTCTTTATTGAGGAAAACGCGGGTTTGATGCGCGGATAATCCTTCTGCTAATCGCTTTCCTGTGAGCGCCAGAGTTCCACCATGCGCGTGGATTTCCCTCAACAGGGCTTTTCTAACATTGGGCTTGGCTAGTGTCTCAGATGCAACAGTTGTCGCACTCTTCTTGCTGTAACCTGCTTTAATAGCGGTGGTTGTGCCATTGGCAAAGGTTGGACTCTTAGGATCAGCGTATCCCTTTACGAGTTGGTGTTCTCTTGGTGTCAGTGTTAAGCGCCCCTTGCGTCGGCGGATTACAGTGGCGCCGCATTTAGGGCAGGGGAGTTGTTTCTTTCGGGCGAAGCGGATTGCTTGCCAAGTGCAATCAGGGTCAGAGCAAGCGTGAATAGTCCTTCTGTTGGTCAGTCGGGGCTTTTTGTGCCTCTTGGGTTGTGCCGGCTTGGGATCGGCTGCTATGGGCTGCTGGGGCTTCAAATCGGGGGTGCTCTGGAGTGGTTCTGTCACTGTCGAACTCGAATAGGGGCGCTCATTGGAAACTTTGATAGCCCTATTGAACCACAAGCTCCAGTGAACCAGCGCCACTGTGTAGCGGTATGGGGAAGTCGAAGAGCATCTTGTAGGCTCAACTTGGGCTTGCTCTGCTTCCGTTTGCGCTTCGGCTTTCTCATGGTGCAATCTTGCATAGTTTAGCGGAGGTGGGATTTGAACCCACAAAGCGTGATCTCCCTACCACACAACGCCTTCGCTGATTGAAGGGAACTAGTATATATGCGCATTAACTAGACCCTGCGTCGCGTTTTCCATTTTCGCCACTCCGCACAGCAACCCTACGCCTTGGAGGGGTGCTAGTCAAGGGACACTTTGCGAACAGATTATGTGCGGCTAGTGTCCTCTTGGTAGGGCTACGGACAGATTGTGAACAGAAATAGTCCACTTAGTGTCCTAAAGGGGAATAGGACTATGGGGCTAGGCTAGGGGAAATCACTCATGCGGTTTAGGCGGTTTGGCCTATTCTCAGTGAGTTTCTGTCAGTGTAGGCTAAGCATAGTTTGGAGGTGCTTCGTGAAACACAGCAGCAAGCGAGCGGAAATAAGGAGCGCGATTTGTGAGGCGCTGGAGTTCTCGCGGGCGCATGACTTCACCAAAGACCACGATATAGCATTGGAGGTAGTTGTACGGCTGGCTGAGCGTGGCTTCGGCATCGTCCGCCGGATGAAACAAGTTGGGCCGACCGCAACGGGCAATGTAGCTAGGTGTGGTTCTGAGCGCCGGGTTTCTCCCGATGGCGTGCGAGGGGGTGAGTAATGGCAAAGTACACACAAGAGGAAAGGCAAGCATGGCGCGAGCGCCGGCTGCGGTCCACTGAGGAAGTGGTTGCTGTCTGCGCGTCCAATCCTGCAATCCAACCCCATGCTCGCATCGTAGGGTCGTGGGTTTGGGTGGAGTTTCCCAACAAGCCCGCTAAGGGTGTTCTCGCTTGGCTGCGATTCGAGGGGTTCCATTGGAGCAGCAACCGGCAGGCGTGGCAGCATCCTTGTGGCGTGATGCGGCCTAGGGCAAACCACGACCCCCGGCGCGTGTATGGTGAAAAGGCGGTGGACATAACCGACACCAGCGGCCACGACGACCGCATTTTTGACCAGCAAGCGGAACGCATCGGCCTGTTGTAGCACTCGCCCTCCGCATCTACCGGGTGCGGGGGAGAAGATGCTAGAGGCACAAAGGAGGCCCTACGATGACACGCAAAGACTATATTGTTTTGGCAAGAGCATTGAAACTCGCAAGGGAAGATGAAATGCGAAGCGGCCAGATGTGGAGGGAATCGGGAGTGAGAACCGCTGCTCAGTTTATCGCCAATGAGCTAGAGGATGAGAACCCACGGTTTGACCGCCACCATTTCTTCGCTGTAGTGATGGGCGAGAAGGCGCTAACATCAAAGCCACCGCGTAAGGTTCGGATTGCCGAATCTGCTGCTAGTGAGCAGGAGAAAATACTTGCGCGGACTGGTGGAAACGTGGAAATCATCACGAAGGTATAGTCGCCGGCTAGCCCCCGTTCCCCTTGCCAGCCGCCGGGGTCGAGCGCGCTCGACCGGGCTGACTCGGTGCCGGGCGGGGGTCGGTCGGTACTTTTGGAGGGGTGAAATATGAGCGACTTAGAAATTAGCCGCGTGATGGAATTAGAGCACGGCCTGTGGTTGGCCGGCTTCGATGGCTCTGACGTTCCCCGGCTGGTGTTCTACGACCCTAAGACGCAGCTACCAACTCCGCTGGGTCGTAGCTTGCAAGATGTAGTGAATGGAACCCAAGCCCAGCAGCAGCGCAAGAAGTGGCACGCCCTGATTGTCGGTTGGCTGGAAACCCACACCGTTCTTTTTGCTGCTGACGACCTGCGGATTAAGATTGCGGAGAAGGCTGCGGCAATCCTGAAATAATCTTGTCAATCCGGTCAAATAAGGCGGCTTGCGCGTCGAAAGCATACCATAGGCGCCGATCCTCTCCCAACCGAGCATGGGCGTCAATGATCTTCCATTTAGCCCCTTCGGAACAGTCGCGCGGCGGGATGCACTTCATTTCAAAGCAGAAAGGGCAGTTGTCTAGGCCAAGCGCCTTTACCACTCTTTCAATTACCTCCGTCGGGGCATCTGGAAAGCCATGCTCCTGATAGCGGCGTTGTCTGTAACACACAATTTTCCCGTTCTCACCTTCTTGCAGCGACCACGCCAGCAGATGAACCCTGCCATCTATAACTACCCCATCAGCTTCGTACTGCGGGCCGGGAATGTACTGCTCGACCACGCCCGTGCCTGCTTTGGTATCTATTTGTGGCGTGTACTCTGACAGCCGACGTGAGTATTCATTTGGAAAAGCAAAGCCGATGCCTTGATTCTGGCAACTGGCCGGCGCTTTCACTACTATGCCGTCACCAAAATGTAAAGCCATCCAGTTGGGGTTTAGTTTCTGGGGCAGGGCGCTCCGCAGGGCAAAGCGGCTGGTGCAATTGATGGCGGCTTCTTTGCTTAAGCGTTTGTAACCCATATAGAGCGGGCTGAAAGCCACTTCCAATACAGTTTCTTCCACTAAGGGGAAAATGCATGTATCCACCATGTTCCCATTTGGGTGAATGGGCTTATCCCAATTCTCGCTGTTGCCAATCCAGTAGATCATGATTTTCTCATTACCCCGCCATGTGGCCGCATTTCTTCTGCCTTGAGCTTGAGCGGATCCGCTGTGATCGGAAGCGGCCGGCATTTCTCCTCATGGGTCCGGTAGCAATTCATGCCGTAGCACAGAGGTTCCCCACACTGAGGGCAGCTCACCTTAGACTGACTACCGCAGTGGCAAAGGCGCTTGCTCATTTCAGCATCACTCCCACCATGAATCCCACAATCGCGCAAATGAATCCGTACATCCAAAGGACAAAGTAAAACAGTTGTTTCCGCTCGTTCATCCCTTCCCCTCGGCGCGGGCCTTCTCTAGCATGATTCTTTGCTTCAATTTCTCAATCTCTTCACATGAGGCTTCAATCGCCTTGTTCCATTCCTCCCGCAGCAACTCTTCCAGGGCTTTGGCGGCGGGTTGGAGTTTTCGTAGAAGTCGTACCTGTTCGGCCCAAGCCCTGTGATGGGGTTCACGGTCAGCGAACAATGTAATTGCTGCCGCCAACACTTCCGCCTGCGCTTGCTCAATTTCCTTGGCTGAAATTACCGCCAACTCTCTGTAGCTCATGTGCATATCGCCAGTATCAGTAAATGCTTTCAACAGTTTCTCTGTGAGTTCCCGGCTCATTGCTTTAGCTCCTCTAGGAGTGCGCTGGCTTTGTCTGCTGCTGCTTCTTCCTCTCTTTGTTCTGGTTCATTACCGGCCTTGCCAACCCCGTGAGCAAGATGAACAAACCAGTTGAGTGTCTTCCCCATCCTAGAAACAAGGTCGAGTAGGTAGGGGATGGCAGGCCCAGCAAAACCGCCCTTTCTAGCGGCTTCGGTCTGCGCCCTAATCTCACTCAGCGTGGGCTTTTTGGTGTCAGTCATTGGCCTCTCCCTCTACGTGGCCCTTTCTCTTTTGCTGTGAGGGGGCGCAAGTTGGATTGTGGCTCATAACCATAATTAGAACTGAACGGCCTCGCGCTATAGTAGAAAGTTCGCTTGAGAAGTTCATCCGCGTGCGGCCAACGAACGCCATTTATGGTCACGAATTTATAGGTTTGATGAAACACAACCTGTCCAACCCCAAACCTAGGCTTCCTCTTGGGCTTTTTCATTTGCTGGACTCCTTCAAATGCTCATCCAGTTCTGCCCCAGCTTCTTCCCAATTATATGAATGGCCGGTTGACCACCCACACAAACAATGCAAGATAGGATGAAAGCCGACTGGTGAATTTGAGTACATAGCCTCACCAATGCCATGCTCAATCATCTTCCCTGTTGCGGGCTTGGAGGTCATGTCTACTTCCATTGCAAAACCACTATCTGGTCTCGGCCAGTCTCTAACCAGCCTTGTGGCACCTCCGTCACAAATAGGTTGCTCTCTGTCACGATTGTCATGGTCAAATACTCGGAGTCTGCCGGATGGAATTTTAGATTCGGCCCGATAAACCTAGTTGCTGTCACCCGGTTTTGAGTTTTTATTTCAACAAAGTAGGCAAACACGAGGCAGCCCAGTAACAGAAAGATGGACAAGGTAAACAATGTTGTTTTCATCTTACTCCTCCTCTCGCGGCTTGCCTGAACTTTGCGTTGTGCCTGGGTATGTGCCAAGAATCTTGTTACGAATCCACATTACCCAACTACTGACAATGCCCTCTTCAGGTTCGCTAGAAATATCTCGCAGCAGTTCTTCATCAGCTTCCCTCAACCATGCTTCCAGTAAGTTCGCGGCGGTGACGCGACCGCTGTAGTAAACATGCGGCCCTGTTCTCAACTCTTTCACCAATTCCATTCCTGTTTTCATGGGTTCACCGGGGCTTTCTTCTCCAGTTTTTCACGCGCATTCTTATCGCAGGGACCACAAAGGGACCATCCCCAGGGAGTAACCGCGCCGCATTCAGAACAGTTTGATGTTCGTCCTTGTGCGCCTTGGCTACGGCCAACGGAGGATTCTGGGTTCCTTTCTCTAGCTGGCGGATCGTCCTCCCACCGCCGCTGATTCAGGAACGTCGCGGGGTAGGGGATGAATTTGCCGTCCTCTTTTTGCCACTGTTCGGTTGCCTTCCAGCGTTCTAGGCCATCTAGGATTTTGTTGAATTGGCTGCCAGATTGCCGATAGTAAGTTTTTTCCCATGCTCTTTCCGCTGCTGGTTTTCCGACCTTTCTAGGATAGACTTTCC